TTAAGCGTAAACCAAATACGGAGGCTTGAGATTATAGCCCAGCTGTTTGAGGGCGGGTACTATCTGAAGGGCTGTAAACGTCTTAGAGTGATATGAAATACCAACTAATCACACCCTATTGGGAAGCACCAGAGCCAAGAAGAAACGAAGAGCTGAGGTACTGCGAACGCCTAAACCGGGAGCGGTTCGATACGGTCCTAATGCCTAAGGGCCGACCAACGTATAAAGACCTCTTTACCCTTTGCTCTGAGGATGCTATTAACATAGTGGCCAATTCAGATATATACTTCGATGACAGTATAAAGCTCTGCGACAAGATGCAGCCTAACGACTGCTACGCACTAACGAGATACGAAAGGGGCAAACTATGGGGGCGGCCTTGGTGGTCTCAGGATGTTTGGATATTTAAGGGGTCTGTAAAAGACCGACTACTAAAGCAGCCAATAGACTTCCGCCTGGGCGTTGCTGGATGTGATAACCGGATAGCTTACGAGATATGGGAAGCCGGGTACGCGATAACTAACCCCTGCCTATCTATAAAGACCTACCATAAACACGAAAGTAAATTCAGAACGTACGACCGAGAAAAGGAAAAGATACCCGGACCGTACAAACTTTTAAGACCAATACAGCTATGAGAGTACTACACGTAGGGCTGGGAGGCCCCGAAATAGACAAAGCCCTGAGAGGGTTAGGACATGATGTACACCGGATAAACTGGAGAGAGATACCGAGCGCCCAACTGATCTACCTTACTAAGATGGTCCTAAAGGAAGCCCAGAGCTTTCTACCCGATGTTGTCTTCATGCAGATACAAACTCCCGGTATAGTAGAAGCCCGGTTAGTAGAGAGCCTTAGAGAAATGGGCTGCGTAGTCATCAACTGGACCGGGGATGTAAGAGAAAATATAGACTGGTATTTAGAGCTGGGGGACGCCTTTAACGTAACACTGTTTACCAATGGCACCGACATAGACAAGTTCAAAGAGAAGGGACTACCAGCGGACTACTTGCAAATAGGGTACGATCCTGATGTATACTACTTGGACGGAAGGGAGCGAAGGACCGAGGGCGTAGTATTCTTAGGCAACAATTACAGAAACAGATTCCCAGAGAGTGCAAGGCGCGAAGAGGTAGTAACACAATACCGAGAGAAGGGCCTAAGAGTATTCGGCGGTAACTGGCCAAAGAACAAGAACGGAAGGACCACACCTAAGACCGAGCGCATTATTTACAATACAAACCGCTGGGCCTTGAACCTTGACCACTTCGACCGGCCGTTATTTTATTCGGATAGGGTAATAAGGGCGCAGGCTTGCGGGGCGATCATTTGCCAGATGGGAGAAACGGACATAACAGCCGAACACCCTTTGAGCTTCATAGGCTACCCAGGCCATTGGACCGAAGAGATGCCGAACCCCAAACAAGTAGCAGACTATACGTATGAGTATCATAGATGGGCGGCGCGTATACCCCGGATTTTAGAGATAGTGGAAGACTACGCCTAACTTTGTAGGATTAAAAGTTAATTTCTATTAAAGTTGGATAAGAGGGCAAACAATGGAGGCCATAGCACCAAAGCCAAGGGCATAGACGGCCGTAAGAAGCCGGATGCTCAGAAGCTATTAGAGCGCGTGGGCTTGTTTGATGACGAGGCGCTGGACCAATTAGGTAAGGCGGTAAAGAAGGGCGAGAAGTGGGCTATAGAGCTATGGGCTAAGTATAGGCTGGGGCTACCTACTCAGAAGATAGAGGCGAACATAGACAGCGTAGAAAAGATAGTACCGCCGTGGATGCTGGATAATGAAGGTAAATCCTAACCTCAAGTTTTTACGCGACAACTACCTAACCAAGCGTATACTGGTCTTACAAGGGGGTACGCGATCGGGTAAGACTTTTAGCGCTATACAGTTTCTTATAGAGCTTTGCTACAAGTACCCTAACGCGGGAATGGTCATAACCATAGCCAGGGCAACCTATCCAGCTATACGTGGGTCCGTGCTTCGGGACTTCATAGACATACTAAACAGCTTTGACGCCTACCGGGTAGAGAACCACAACAAGACCGAGAGTACCTACCTACTGGAAGGCAACTTAATAGAGTTTATTTCATTAGACCAGCCGCAAAAGGTCCGAGGGCGTAAAAGGGACTTGCTGTTTATTAACGAGTGCAACGAGATAACCCTGGAAGGCTGGAACCAAATGCTATTTAGGACCACGGCCTGCGCGGTTATCGACTTTAACCCGTCCGATCCGATGCACTGGATTTATGACGAGGTACAAACGCGGAAAGACTGCGAAACCCTAATAACTACCTACAAGGATAATCCGCACTTGTCCGATGTGGTCAGGGCCGAAATAGAACGCTTTAAGGACGTAGACCCCGACTACTGGAAGGTATACGGCGAGGGCAAAAGGTCAGCAGGAAGAAAGGGACAGATATACACTACCTGGCAGAAGGTCCAAGAAATAGACTGGGCAGAGTGCAGTTCCATTACCTACGGCGTTGACTTTGGGTTCACCAATGACCCGACTTGTGTAGTAAAGCTGGGCCGTAAGAACGACCGCCGATACGTGGAAGAGATAGTATACGAGAAGGGCCTAACCTTGGACCTCTTAGCCGACCGGATGAGAAAGGCGGGAATAGACGGGGGGGACACCCTTATATGCGATAGCGCCGAGCCGCGAAGTATTACCGAGCTTAAGCGCTACGGCTTTAAAGCAATCGGCGTAAAGAAGTCTAAAGACTACAAGCGCCATGCGATTTTAGACCTTAAGAGGTTAAGTATCTTTGTAACTGCGAATAGTAGAAACATCTGGGAAGAGGTTACTTGGTACGCTTGGGAAATGGACAAAGACGGTAAGCCCCGTAGTCCAGAGCGGCCGATAGATGCCTTCGACCATTCGATGGATGCGATACTATACGCGAACAGCGTTAAACCCAGGGAAGTATATATATGACCTTTTTACAACGGCTACAGAAGGCTATTGGATTCGCACCAGCGCGAACCCTTCAACAAATTGAAGAGGCCGAAAGAATCACTAACAAGTATTTTGCCGCACTTTCCTACCTGGGCAGGGGGCCAATTTGGAACGATGATAACGTACAGAACTACGTAGAACAAGGGTACGCAAGAAACCCCGATGTATTCGCCGTAGTAAGTGCAATAGCCCAAAAGACCGCCGCGCTGGATGTTAAACTAATCGAGAACGTACAAGGGGAGCAAGTAGAATTAGATCACCCGGCTTTAGACCTGATATACGAACCCAACGAAGAGCAAAGCAAGTTCGATTTTATAGAGCAGCTGGCCGGTTATCTTTTAATTACTGGTAACGCTTACGACTATTGCACTTCTCCGGCCGATGGACCTAACGCGGGGCGGCCTATAAATATGTACGTTCTGCCTTCTCAGTTCATGGACGTAGTAGGCGGCGATATGGGCACACCCGTAGCCGGTTATACTATGAGCCTCTGGGGGAATGTAGAGGGCGCCGAGTTTACTACTGACGAAATCATACATTTCAAGAACGCCCAATACATTTACGGCGATGGGCAAGAGCGGTACGGCATGAGTCCGATCCGTTCAGCTTGGCGTTCTATTGAGACCGGGAACAGCGGTTACGAGGCCAATAAAAAGGGCTTGGAAAACTTAGGACCTCCGGGGGTACTGTATGATAAGGGTATAGGGGACCTGAGCGCGGACACTTTAACCGAGGTACAGCAGCGCAATTTAGAAGCCAAGTTCAGAAAGATGAGCGGCACAAAGAACAGCGGGACCATAGCCGTAACTTCGGGTAACTTGGGTTACATAAACTTCGGTCTGTCAGCCGTGGACCTGGCTATTATGGACACGCTTAAGATGACGTTAGTAGATGTCTGCAACGTGTACCACGTACCGAGCCAGCTATTTAATAGCGAGATAGGCAAGACGTACAGCAACCTAAAGGAAGCGCGGAAGCAGATGTATACAGACGCCGTGCTGCCTATGGCTGACCGCATCTACGGCAAACTATCTCGGAAGCTCTTACCGAAGTACCCAGACCTCAAAGGGCGGGACGTCTATTTTAAAGTAGACCAGTCTAATATAAACGAGCTACAGCCGGATATGCAGGAACTGGCCAACTGGCTTAACGTCTCTTACTGGCTTACTCCAAACGAGGCCCGCGAAAAAATGGGTTACGAAAGAGAAGCGGACCCGATGATGGATGAGATATATATGCCGGCTGGCCGTGTTCCTATTTCCTTAAGTGGGTTAGATGCCCCACAAATAGCCGAGCAGATAAACGGCGATAGCTTGCCGAATGACTAAACGCGAAGGGGCTAAGTACTGGACCCGTAACGACCGCAAGCGGGGGCGCTATATCCGCAAGTATAACAAGGTCTTTAACAAGGCGCTAAACGATCAGATAGGAAACTTATTAGAGTACTTGAAGTTAGCTACTGACCCGCAGGCCGTTCTAAGCGCTGTTACTACCCTGGTCCGCAGGGACGATCTAAAAGCGGCGTTCGTTGATTTATATCAGGAAGTAGGCGTAGACTTCGCGACCGGTTCCTACAATCAGATTAAACGAGAGGCGGACAGCTCTAAGGAAATGACCTTAGAGGACTTTCAGTATATCTGGACCGCTCAGATGTTAGAGTATGTAGATACCGAGGCGGCCACTTATATAACTTCGATTATAGGCAGCAGCCAAGTAGCGGCAAAGCGGATAATTCAACGGATCATAGCCGAAAGTTTAGACGAGGGTCTGAGCATCTTTGAAACTATGGAACAGCTAAATAAGCGCGTTCCTATTGAGTGGCGCAATGTATCCAAGTGGCGAAGCGAACTAATAGCACGGACTGAGGTTTTAACTGCTTCTAACTACGGAGCGGACACGGGCGGCCAGAGCATAGCGGACGAGTTAGGGCTGCAATTAAAAAAGGTCTGGATAGCCCGGATAGATAGCCGTACGCGAACTATACCGCCGGATGCCGCCGATCATGTAGTAATGAATGGCCAGACCGTGGACCGCGATAAACCTTTTAACGTGCAAGGCATTAAGATGATGCGCCCAGGGGACCCGAACGGAGGGGCTAAAAACCGCTGTAATTGTCGCTGTACTGTTGCCTTTGTCCGGGACGATGGGCAGCCGATGTTTAGCGAAATGTAGTTTTTCGCTCTATGTAATTTTGTATCGGAATGGCTAAGACCTATAAGAACTATCCGGAGGCGGTAAGTAATAACGCGAAGAGGGGGATAGA